ACGCCTTCACGCCTGGGTCTTGTTAACAATACAGGAACAGGTGTAAAAGATTTATTTCTTAAAACCTTTGCAGGAGAGGTACTTTCTGCCTTCCGTAAAGCAACTATCTTCGAGGATTTGCATACAGTCAGAACTATAAGCTCTGGCAAATCGGCACAATTTCCCATCGTAGGACTCTCTAGTACCAGCTATCATTCGCCAGGTACACAACTGACAGGGAACGCTATCAAGCACGCAGAGGCCGTCATAAATATTGACGACAAGCTTGTATCTAACGTTTTTATAGCAGACGTAGACGAGGCTATGAACCACTATGATGTTAGGTCTCAATATTCTGTTCAAATGGGAAATGCTTTAGCATATACCTTTGACCAGAACGTAGCAGCTATGATCGCACAGGCTGCAAGAACATCGACTAACCCTAATACTGATCTTCCAGGTGGTACAAGAATAAAGATTCTTAAGTCAGGTACAGCCAACACAGCTGCTGCGGTTGCTGCTGTTACAGGTACAGACTTAGCAACTGCTTTATTCTCAGCTGCTGAACAGATGGATATTAATAACCTTCCAGAAGAGGATCGTTATTGCGCTATCGACCCAACTAACTACTACAAGTTAGTACAGAATACAACTGTTATTAACAGAGACTTCGGTGGTCGTGGTGCATACGCAGAAGGTGAAGTCCTTAAGGTAGCAGGAATCCACATTGTTAAATCTAATCACTTACCTAAAACAAATAGGTCAGCTGCAACTGGAGAAAACAATACATACCACGCTAACTATACCGACAATATTGGTCTTGTATTTAACAAGCAAGCCGTTGGAACAGTTAAGCTAATGGATCTTAAGATGGAGCAGACAGGAGCAGACATCCACGCTCTCTATCAAGGTACATTTATGGTTGGTAGCATGATGCACGGAAGCGGAGTCTTACGCCCAGACTGCGCAATCGAACTCTATGCAGCTAACTCATAAGCCGTTAATATAAGGGGGTAACACAACCCCCTTTATTCTTATGCCATACGGAAAAGGAACTTACGGCTCTAAAGTAGGTAGACCACCTAAAAAGAAAAAGAAAAAGAAAAAGTAAATGGCTCGCAAAAAAAATGTACGCCTAAAAATGGGCAAACATAAGAGCAGATCAGGTGGCTTGACAGCTGCTGGTAGAAAAAAGTACAACAGAGAAACAGGTTCTAATCTAAAAGCACCGCAACCTGGAGGAGGCAAAAGGAAAAAATCTTTTTGCGCCAGGATGAAAGGTATGAAGAAGAAAAGAACATCTAGCAAAACAGCTAGAGATCCTAACAGTAGGATCAACAAAGCCCTTCGCAAATGGAAGTGTTAACTATGGCAAAAAAGAAAGGACTCTACGCAAACATACACGCAAAGCGTAAGAGAATAAAAGCTGGTAGTGGAGAGAAGATGCGTAAGCCTGGAACTAAAGGCGCACCTACTGCTGCTAACTTTAAGCGTGCAGCTAAGACCGCTAAGAAAAGGAAGAAGAAGTAATGGCAGCACGAACTAGCTTTCTTGATGCAGTAAACAGAGTTCTGCAAATGCTTGGAGAAGCACCTGTCAACAGTTTGCAGGGTCAATTTGGTTTGGCAAAGCAAGCAGAAGATACGTTAAATGACGTAAGCAGAACGATACAAACAGAAGGTTGGTCTTTTAATACAGACCTAGAAAAAACTTTGGAACGCAACTCTTCTAACGAGATAGAGTTATCGAGTAATGTAAGTCGAGTTGTAGTTGATAACTTGGAATACCCAGACATAGATGTAGTGCAACGAGGAGACAAGTTATACGACAGAAGAAATAATAGATATACATTTGATGCTGATTTAATAGTTGATATGACAACCATTCTTGAGTGGGATTTACTTCCCGAACACGCACGGCAATATATAACTATTAAAGCAGGAAGGCAATTACAGGAAGCGATTATTGGTTCTGCCGATCTTACTAAGTTAAACCTTACTCAGGAACTAGAGGCTCGTAGTGCTTTTCTGGAGGAAGAAACAAGCAAGACAGAGCATAGTATGTTGCGTGGGCATCTTAATAGAACTAGCCCTATTAATACTTTCATTCCTTCTCGTACACTTGAACGTTAACTATGCCACTAATTAGTAGTTCTATTCCTAATCTTATTAATGGAGTAAGTCAGCAACCAGCAGCGTTACGCCTGGCATCACAAGCAGAAGAAGTAATTAATTGTATGCCTAGCCCTGTAGAAGGGTTAAAGAAAAGGCCACCTATGCAACACATAAAGAAATTGTTTGCAGGATCAGCTGGCACTGGTAGGCCATTTACACACATAGTTGATAGAGATGGTGTAATTAGATATTTAATTTTTATACAAGATAACGCTATAAAAGTATTTGATTTAGATGGCAACCCACAGAATGTATCTTCACCAAACGGCACAGGTTATTTAAATATCACAGGAGAACCTAGCTCTGCATTTAGGGTTGCTTCTATTGCCGACTTTACATTCATAGTAAACAGAGAGAAAAAAGTTCTTATGGATACTGTGAACAAGTCATATAATTGGGGTACAAAGTCGATGGTATTTATAAAATCTGCTGACTTTTCTACTACATATAGAGTTAAATTAAATGGCACAGAAAAGAGTGTTACTACTGGTAACTCTTCTGGTACTGCTCCTGACACTGTAACGATTGCTAATGACTTAGCTACGCAACTTAATACTATATCTGGTTTTACAGTAACTAGTACTGACTATATAATCAGAATCACTAAAGATGATGGTGGCGACTATACATTGGAAAGTAGCGACACAAAGACAGCAGATGCAACGTCAGCAATTAAGGGAACAGTAGATAGCATTACTGATTTGCCTACCATTGCGGAACATAACTTCACAGTCAAGATCCAGGGTTCTGCTACTACAGCTTTTGATGATTACTATGTCAAGTTTGAAGCTACAGCTGGTAGTGGTTTTGGTCCAGGAGTATGGAGAGAGACTGTTGCACCCAATATAAATTTTCAGTTTGATAAATCTACTATGCCGCATACGTTGATACGAAACGCTAATGGCACATTTACTTTTAGTCAGTTTAACTATACTGGTCGCATAGCAGGAGATACTACAACTGCACCTGACCCTACATTTGTTGGAAGTAAAATTAAAAACATAAACTTATTTAGAAACAGACTTGTATTTCTAGCGGATGAAAACGTAATACTATCGGCCTCTGATGCTTTTGAAAGGTTCTTTCCAGAAACAGTACAAACTGCCCTGGACTCTGATCCTATTGATATTAGCTCTGGGGGTACATCCGTTAACTTTTTAAATAGTAGCCTGGCTTTTGCTAATACATTATTACTATTTAGTTTGCACGGACAGTTTAGATTAGATACGGGTGCAACAGCTATAGGTACATCGCTGACACCAAAGACCGCAACCATAACTGCAATAACCACATTTGATATTGTCGATACTGTTGATCCTATTGGTGTAGGTCGAACAGTTTACTTTGGAATACCAAAGGGAGACTTTAATGGTTTGCGTGAATACTTCTTGCCTGACGCTAGTGGACCAATACCATTGTCAGAAGAAGTTACATCTTCCGTGCCTAGATTTGTTCCTGACAATTTAATTAGTATGTCGCCTTCTGTATCAGAAGAAGTCATAACAATGATTAGTAAAGATGAACCACGCAGAATATATCTATATAAATTCTTTTTTGATGATGACCAAAAGTTACAGTCATCTTGGTCGTATTGGGAGGTAGCTGCTAACAAAACATTATTAGGTGGCAATGTTTTAGATAGTGATTTATATACTTGTGTTGAATATTCAGATGGCGTGTACTTAGAAAAGACACAGTTAAGACCTGAAACTGTAGATAGTGGCACAGAGTTTGAGATACTGCTAGATAGAAAAACTACAGAAGCTGCCTGTTCTACATCTCTTATAAACTCAGGCGCATTAGGAGTACAGACTGTAATTACATTGCCGTATCCTATGGCTGGCACAGGAACTATGGCAGTGGTTGGCAGGTTTGATTCAAGCAATACTATTGCTCATGGTCAAGTTATAAAAGCCACAGCTGAAACTCTTACAGGTGGAGCTAATGGCAACGGAACTATGACTGTACCTGGCGACCTAAGTAGCGCAAAGTTTTTTATAGGAGAAATATATAATATGACCTATCAATTCTCTACACCTTATTTAAAAGAAACACCTCCAG